AACCCCTTGGGTGAAGCTGGGCGCGGCGCATCAGTGCCAGTGTGGGAAGCATGCACGGTGCGATACGGTAGAAGGGCAGACCGTAACCAGCGCCCAGCTTCTCTTTTGACATTAGAGGATATCCCTCTGATTTCCATCGTCACTTGGGTTCTTTTCTGAGTTCATGCCATCAGAGACAGGAATGCCAAGCTCCCATAAGTTACATACGTTTTCCTTGTCGCAGGCAAAGTTCAACTCAGAGCAATAGCCCATACCCTCGTTGTAACCAATGCCAGCAACCATGCAGGAAATCATCTTTGATCGAATGTCAAAATACTCACAAGTACCACAGCGGGCATTTTTATTTTCCCAAGTTTCTGTCGCCGGACCGTAAGCGTAGTTTTCCATAGCCGATTGACGATTGGCATCGTTCACCTTCGCATCTTCTGTTGCAACAGGACAGGCAAATTCCATTTCAGGCTCAAAGCCTTCATCTGGAATCAGATCGTCTACATTGATTTCGATCTTAATGGTTTTCATCACCGCACCTTACAAGCTCTCGGCTTGCCTTGATATGCACGCCCCATGCCGCGAACCTCGCCGCCTTCTTCCATGCCTGTTAAACGCATAATTTTTTCCCTATCAGCATCGGATAAAGATGCTCCTGATGGTAGAGGTCTTGACTTACGATCTTTTCTTTTTTCAGCGCCAATAAGATCTGACATTTTTGCCTTATCAGCATCCGAAATGGCTTTTGCTCTGCCAAGTTTAGGAAAAGACATTGATCCAGAAATTTCAGCTATTCTGGCTCTATCGGCATCGCTAATAACATTGCCGCCTTCATCATAACCTTTGACCTTGCCGCCATACATCATGTTCGCAGCGGCTGCTTTACTCATATACTCTTTGTCATCGCCAGCGCCGCGTGTGGCACCAGTACGCATGTTGGTAGATGTCGCAGTGGCTTTAGGCTTCGGCTTTGGTAATACGCCGGGAGTTTTATTCTTACCCATTATTTTGTTCCTTTCACATGACCGCCGCACATATAGCCCATGGCCTTGCGTGGGGATACCATAATACCGCCTTTGTTTTTCTTCACAGGCTCTTTTAACTGTTGAATATAACGCTCTAATTCTTCAAGAGACATTGTGCGAATGTCAGCTTTTTTTGTTTTACCCATTAGCTAACTCCTTTGAATGATCCGCCGCGTCCGGGCATCACGCAACCACCGCCACTCATCTTTTTAACAGCGCCGCCATATTTGTATTTACCAGCCTTCATGTCGCGCATGACACCAAATGGATCGCTTTCTCTTTGCGAGTCAACCTTACTTTCAAACACATCTCTACGAGCATCACTTAACGAGTCAAGAAACTCATCAAGCTCATCTTGCGCCATTGTTTTAACTTTACCCATTAGTAATACTCTCTCTTGCGCCTGTAGTTATAAAAATCTTCATCTTCCTCATCTGAACGAGTACGAATAAAGCTGCCTTGTCTAAACCGTAGTATAGCCTGAGTCATGCTATCCGCCAAGTCATCATGTTCCCCATTCGGAAACGCGGCACATTCCTCTATGACCTCTTCGGCCCAGCGTGATTCAGGAGCATATACCATACCAGATTCAAAGACTGGCGCACAGGCATTCATGCGAGAAAATTTATCCGCGCCCCTGCCCGGCGTAAATCCGCTTACAGGTATCCCCATTTTTCGCAGATCTTGTGTGAGCGGCGTACCAGACGCCTTTTGTTCAATCAGAACTAGGTCAGGCTCATAGTCTTCATACAGTCGCAGTGCCGCGTCTTTAAGCTCTGGAAACTCCCATCGACCTTTTTCAGCGTCCAGCAATATGATCGCCGCCTCATCACTCTCGTTAGGATGAAACACACCCCACGTTGTAATAGCGCTAAAGTCAGCCCTTTCGCTTTTCGTGAAGGCCGTATCATAGGACTGGATGATGTACGAGCAGGCAGGTGGCTCATCAGCATCGCAAACATTCCACCACTCCCTCTTGATAATAGCGCCTTCTTCGGCTGTCGGGTTTTGTAAATACTGTGCGTTCCATTTTGCTACCGGAATAGACGCCTTAACGCCTTCTAGCTCTTCCCTGCTCCAAAACTCGGGCCACAACACGTTGTCGGTATCGGGAAAGATCGCCGGAAACTCCACAACCTCCCACTTGTCCGCTCCGCCCTCGGCCTGTTTTTGCAACACCTTCGCCGTCAGATCGCGGATGCTCCACCGCGTCATCACAATTATTATCGCGCCGCCCGGCTGAAGTCGCTGTCTCGGACCTGATGTGTACCATTCGTAGATATTATCCAGCGCGGTTGGTGACAACGCATCCTGTTCAGATACAGGATCGTCAATAATACACAGGTTCGCACCACGACCAGCCAGCGCACCGCCTACACCAACAGCGTAATACTCACCACCCTTGTCAGTTGACCAACGACCAGACGCCTTCGCATCACGCGCCAACTGAATGTCAGGGAACACATCTCGGTATATCTCACTGTCCAAAAGGTTCTTGACCTTACGACCAAAACCAACAGCAAGCTCCGCCGTGTGCGTTGCCTGAATAATCTTTGTCTCGGGCTTCTGCCCCATAACCCACGCAGGGAACAGATAAGATGCAAACTCGGACTTGGTGTGTCGAGGCGGCATGTTAACAATCAGACGCTTTAACTCACCTCTGGCAACTCTTTCCAGTTTTTCCGCAAAAATTCTATGATGAGATCCAGCAATAAAGGAAGGCCATACATGTTTGACAAACTTCAGGAAGTTCTCTTGATACTCTTCCCTATCGTGAAGCTCCTTGTATTTGTCCAAATGCTTGCTAAGAGCTTCTAACTCAGCATCGGTTAGAAACTCAGTTGGTATATCAAAAGCGGTGTCCATGCCCACACTACGCCGCTGTCAGCGCCTCCAAGAATCTACTAGCGGCTTGATCTAAAACCTCACCGCCGTCTTCAAAAAACTGTGCGCCTACAGGAAATCCAGCGCTCAAATACGCATATGGGTTAATTGTGCCAGTAGGAACCGAACCATAGCCAACAGGCTGAATAAAATCCGTTGGAGCAACCTGACGGTCACTGGGAACCAACGGTGATGGAAGCGAAGGAGGCGCAACATAAGGCGTGTCCATACCGCCCATAACATTGCCGACTACAGGCTCTGGCGCAACTTCTGGAGCAACTGGTGGATAAATAATAGGATCTGGTCCATCACCACCACCGCCAAAGATATCACCAGACCCGTCTGGGCTAGGGCCGGGGTTGTTTGCATTTACGCTGTCGAAACCAGAAACATACCCAGTAGGCACACCTTGAGTTAAACCAAGCAAACCAAGAGGCATCCCAAAAGACAAACCTAATAAACCAAGTCCAATATTTTGAGGAGTCATGCGACTCTTGATTCTGTCCATAAAGGTAGGCTCCATGGACTTATAGTCACGCTCCTCTTCTTCGTTTTCTTCCATGTTGGCAAGGGTTTCCTGCTCCTGCTCTGAAAGAACATCAACCTCTGCCATAGGTGGGCCTTTTTGTGTAGGAGCTAGGTCCCTAGAAGCTTTGTCAGAAATCATGTCATTGACAGCATCAATGGCGGCTTGCTGTTCGGCAGCACGAGCGTCAGCCGCTTCCATACTACCGTAATCAGATGTATAGCCGCTATCAAAACTGCTGCCCATATCGCCGGGGCCGCTCCTGCTACCACCAGAATCAGCAGGGCCTGCGCTATCTTGACCACCATGTTCAGCATCAGGATAAGAAGGAATACCCATAGGGCCAGCTTCGCCCGTGCCACCTAAAGCTTTCAAAATGCCAGCCTCTTTAGGCGTGATGTAAGACAACATGTGATCCTGACCACGGATCTCTGTACGGCGTGGCGGGACAGAACCGCCATCCTCCATACCAACTGGAGGCTGTGCCTGCATATACTGCGGTGAGAAAATATCTACATTACGCGCAGGACCCATAGGTTGCATCATAGGTGGACGCATAGGTTGCGCCATCTGCATTGGCATCAAAGGCGTAGGAGCAGGCATAGCCATAGGCGGCATAGGTGCCGCAGGAAATGGCGTCTGCGCCGCAGGATACATAGGCGGCACACCAGCCATGCCAGCAGGCCGCGTGTTCTGACGCATAAAGTTACGGAACCGCTGACGCTGGTTCGGATTTGTACGGATATCTAACTGCGGCGGCTGACCGGGAGCTGCCTGCGGTGGTGCCATTGGCCCCATGAAATTAGCCATGAGTTAACCCTTATGTAATTACATAGAGCCAATGATAAGTTATTTATCAAATTTTGACAACAACAAGTCCAGTTCCTTGGAACTTTGTTGTAAAATTTTTTTTGTAAATGAGTTTTCTTCCGTTTCTGCAACATTTCTTGCAGTTTCAGAAAGAATGGTCATTCTACTACGCTCGTAATCGGTCAGGGTACCTTGGAACTTTTCCAGAAGCTCCGGCAAAGGCTCCTCGTTGAAGTCTTTCTTTGCCACATAACGAACCGCGTACTCAACACTTTTGGGTATCGGCTTTTCGTTACGCTCGTAATAGCAGTACATACGATGACTCATGCCAAGCATGCCAGCAAAAGCGGCTTGGCTTTTGCCCATGCTCACACGCTCACGCTCAAGATCATACCCTTCCCACATGCTGTAGTAGGCACTAGACTTTTTAGGCATGAACCTTCTCCAGCATTCCATGACGTATCATGTCTTTTGTAAAATTTTCCAACGTGTCGTATCTGACAGGCTTACCGCTCCAATCGCAAGCAAGAGCCGCAGCAGTTTTCATCCACGCCTTCTCATCACGGTCAGGGTACCTGTGAACATCACGCCATGCGTCAAGAAACGCCTCTGGTGTGTTTGCGGTGAAACCAACAGGCTCCCCGCCAATGTGTAGTAAGTAATTAGCCATTTCTGCCTCTTTTTTTGTTGATATGCTCAATATCGTAACCCAAATTACTGATCTTGGATTGTATCTCTCCAGCCGTAATACGCCCTAAATTTGGTATGCGGCGGATATCGTTGTGCTTGGTGTACTCAACAAAATCAGATATACGCATTGATGTCAGGTTGTCGTTATACAAGCAGTTGTATGTCCTTTTGTCCCACTCAATTTCAGAAATCAATTCAGGAAACTCAGGGTAAACCTTTTTCCACTTTCGCCCGTTTTCTACCCTCCTTACTATTTGACGCACCCTTTCACAACTAATCCCATACTTTTCAGCAATAACTTTTAGAGTTTTCTTTTCTACAAGCCGCTCATTGTGAATATTTTCATTTCTGACCCTTATAGACTCTTTGCCCTCCATACCTTTCCCTCCTTTAAAAAATGGGGATGTGTGTATGCGCCATACCAACGAAAGGAACCGTACAACAAGGAACGCATACACACTTGGCAACAGCGGACCCCCCAAGCCCACTCCAAAATCCCTGCTGCTAGATATATATATGGCAATCATTGCGAAAAATCAAGGGCAAAAATATATGCAATTTTTTTTGGTGATTGTTTGTGGGGAACAGGGCGCGAAGCGCCCGCTGGTGTCAACTAAAAAATGGGGTGGTGCCATACCCCACCCCATCCCGATATGCTCAAAATGTCATAACGGCTAGGGTACCTGCCGATATGATCAAAATGTCATAACGAGGCTGCCTGCCGATCAGCCGCCATAAAAAAACCCGCGACTAGCGCGGGTTTGTTGTCGTTGTGTTGGTGCGATCAGCTTAACTGATCGCGCCGTGTATTGAAGTATTCAAACAATTGGTCATCTAATCCTGCCCATATAGATGAAACGCCACGCTGATTTTCTGGTAACAAACCGCCATTGTCGCGCCGTTGTATGGTTATGCTTTGCGGTATTATATAACCATTCAAATCATGCTCACCATTGCTGGCACCATAGCTATGACCATATGCTTGCTGATTGTTACATATGACAGTTTGCTCACCATGATCACGGCGCATTTCAGATACTCGCGCTCTAATTGTTTGCGCCGTCCATCCGGTTGCATTCATTAGATCGCGTGTAGTCGCGCCGTTGTCACGGCGCATTAGTGACCACATAACCGCAATGCGCGAACCATTACGATATGGCAAAACTGGCGTTTCTGTTGTCGTTGGCGTGTTGGCGTTATAATCAACGCGATAACGATCAGAATGCCGGAACATGGCGTCTATTAATAGTGACCATGCTTTTAACTTATCAACTGACAACGTGGCTTGGTGCTGGCGAAATTCAACTGTACCACGCGCCCATGTTTGCATGTTAATTGCAGAAAACTTGCCACCCAAAATAGACGACATATCGCTTGCAGATTGTGCATTCATAAATTGTTCGTGTTGTCTGCCGTTTGGCGCGATATGGGCAATGCTATTGCAATAGCGGTTATAACGGCGCGATTGTGGCAAAATTGAATTGACGGCATCTTGGTGTTCGGCATAACGAACCGCAACGTCTTTGACCAATATCAGTGGCATAACGTCACAACAATTGATATCGGCAGGCATGAAAAACTCACCACGGTCACGCACAAGTTGTTTTGATTGCCGCCAGTAGTCTGCCGTTGTCATATCTTTAATGGCGCGGTTGCCAATGTGAATATGACCGCCTAGATCGCGCCGTGATACAGTACCGCCATTGCGCTCAATAAATGTGAATAACTCACCAAGATCATAATCAGCACCGCCATATAAACCCATTGGCATTGGTGGCGTTATTATTTCGCAATCAACTACTGGCGTGCCATCCGGCACAACTTTTAACCAGTCAAAGCCAGCATCATCTAATTTGCGCCGCCATGTTGCATATGAGCCGCCACCGGAAATTTCAAGCTCATAACCTACTGTCAAAAATGTATCGTCTAGAATGTAAGGCATTGTTTTGTTCCTTTGTTCGTTGTTGTTGTCCTCATTATATTCTTTTGGGCAATCATTGCAATACATAAAACGCACAATTGTGCGATATTTTCTATTAAATAGACGATTTTCGGGCAGCAATTATTGAGCGCGGCGCGCATTTTTTTGGCAAAAATCCGGCAAAATCCCGGGGCTGGCCGGGGGTTTTACGAACAATTGTTCGGGTTTGTGGCCCGGCGCTGCAGAAAAACCCGAACCCGAACCCCGTCCCGGTGCAGCCCGAGGCCCGAAAAACCCGAACAATTCCCGAATCACCCCGGCGCTGCCCGAACCCCGGGCAAAAAAAATGGGCCGCAGCGCCCAGCTGCAGCCCGATTCACCCGAACAATTTAGCTCGAGTCTATGCCCATTCCTCTTCCTCCTCCCAGTCACGGGCATAATATAACTCAGTCGCATCAAGCCCGAAGTCCCGATACCCCTGCTGGATGACCCCGAGGTAGAAGTCCGATGGTTTGGCGTACCCGTTAGAGTTCATCAGGTACGTCATCATCCCGCAGATCTTTTCTTTCCTGTACAGCCGAGGCCAGCCCTCGTAATGATCAAGTGCCTTTTCACATTCGGGCGTGATCTCCCAGATACCCGCAGGCACCATTTCGTCACGAGGTGCTGGTTCGATGTCAGCTACGCCACGAAAGACAAGCCGCCAACTCGGTAGATAGATAGCCCCGAGCGGTTTAGCTCGGGGGCATCTTGAAGCCATTTGGCTTTTGTTTAGGTTTGACCCATACGCAAGGTACAACATTACGCCGCTTCCTCACGCAAGAAGTCTTCAATAAGGTCAAGCGCATCAGCTACCAGCGCCTTATTGAGTTGCTCCAGCTTACGCTTTGGGATCGTTTCTGTGATGATCTGCTGTGCGTAACGGTAAGAACAATTTGCATCATATGCCGTGTACTTGCAGAACTCTTGGATAACAAACATCCGCATCTTGCGCTCGTTGTTATGGTTCTCTTTTAGAAACGCTACGTTGTCTTGGTAGTGTTCGTACCCCAGATACGAGCCGTCCAACCAGCAACGGAACAAGCGCCGCGTCACATGGTTAACATTGAGCAGGTCGCCCGCCAAGTCTCTTTTGATTCTGTCTGCTTTTTCAGCCATGATAGCCCTCCTTCGTTAAGCATGTATTATATATAAGCAATCATTGCACAGTAGTCAACCATAAAAATGGGAAAAAATGAAAAAAAATTCAGGCCATCCGGGAACTCCGCAGTGCAGCAGAAACACGAACAATTGTACGGGAGGACTCCCGGGCGCTGCACGGAGGCAAAAAAAATCCCCGGACTCAGCCGGGGTAGTTGGAACAAATTGTTCGGGTTGCTAGCTGCGGGCCAGCGCGATCCCGAGTCCGATGGTCAGGGCGAAGATCGTAATGATCCCCGAATGAATGTAAAAGGCTACTGTGTCGATTGGCTCCACGGCTGTCATCATACACACTCCGACAAACCCAACCCCGATGAACGCACTTCCTAACTTACTCATTCTTCGCCTCCTCAATGCACTTCCTAATCTACGCATTACTCATCCCCCTCTTAGAAATCTCATCATCTAAAAATGCACGAATCGCATTGATGATCTTTTTACTGGACACCCAGCGCCCAGTTTCAGGATAAATGAAACGCCCACGATATTTGCAGGTGGTGTCAAAATGACCACGAGCCTCCCGCCGTGCAACGCCATCTGTACCCTGACTGATTGTAATAGACGCCCAATAATATGTGCTGCGCCCACTCTCATCTGTGTGCCGCTTGTCGTAAACGTCACCAATGGTGCGCCCATCGACTAGCTCATTTAATGTGATCTTCATGTCTACCTCTCTAGTTGTTAAGCACGAGCTGGGTGCTGTTCGCATCACTGGTCGGCGGTCATAGCTACCCACCTCGTACTTATATATATAGGCAATCATTGCAACCTTGTCAACAAGAAAAAGCACAAAAATATTATTTTTTTTTCACGAGCTGTACTGCGGCGGAGGAACTGGGGGAAGCGAACAATTGTACGGGTTGTGCTGCAAAAAAGACCCGGCACGGGATAGCTGCGCCGGGTCAGTCTAAGGGAGGAGTCGTAATGATGGCCCAGCCCGCAGCCCGATGTCAACCCCGACACCCCGAAGGCCCCGAATCCCGAGATCCGGGCAGCCCGAAACCCGAACAATTGTTCTTTCTCTTCCCGGGAAAAGGTGGACAAAAAGGTGGACAAGCTGCCCGAGTCAAGGACTAAGTTATTGTTTTGTTTATGTACATGGTGCCTTCCCGGGGAACCCGAAAACCCGAACAATTATACGGGTGCGGCAGCCCGAATCACAGCCGGGGCAAACTGTCATCGGAGAAAAGACTTCACAAACCCGCAGATTCCCTAGCCCGAAGCCCGAAAAGCCCGACTCCGGGGCATCCCGAACCCGAACAATTCCCGAAAACACCCGGGATCGCCGTCTCCTCCCCCCGCACGGGGAGAACCCGAACAAATAACCAGTTATTGGTTATCTTCATCTATATCTTGTGCCTCATGTTCGATAACTTCTATATCTGGTGTTACGTTTACCATGCGAGACTCCGCTAACCTCTTGAACTCATCCAGTTTTTTAGCGATCTCCTCCTTGGACGCGGCTGTAATATCCTCTTTCACAACGTGCTGTTTGTTGATAAGTAGCCCCGATGCCTTCAAACGTAGCTCCTCTGCACGGATTGCCTCGCTAAATCTGCCCTGTTCCCAAGCCTGATCCCGAAGTTTTTTTAGATCCCGAACAGATTTTTCCACACTGACCCCGAACTTAGCCTGCGCTTCAAGCCGCATCTCTTGCAAGCGTTCAGCTACCACTGGGTTACGCAATAGACGCACGGCTGACACCGAAGCGTTCTTGTATCCAGCTTGCCGCGCTGCCTCAGTCTGTGTCATATCCTTGTGTAGATAATTGTTCAGGAAATCCTGTTGCTGTGGCTTGAGCTTCTTTAGCCCTGCCATACGCATTTCTTTTGGTAGATCTTCACCGACCTTTGGCATTTAATACTCCACATCTGTGTACCCAATTAGGTGGTACACGTTGTTATGTTCATCATCAGCGTAATACAGCGTTCCACGCTTTGTTTCCTGAATACCTGCCTCTTGAATCAAATTGTTCGCCTTTTTTTGATTCCGCTGCTCCGCAAGCGCCTTTTCGTATTTATCTGTCACTTCCCTTTGTCTCCGCTTTTGATCATGCCAAGAAGACGTTACAGCACACGGAAAGCATATTGGCCTACCGTTTAGCTCCATGATTTGATCCGCGTCAAAATGCTCATAGCAAAACGCGCACCGTCTTGTTTTACGTTCCATGCTTCCCCCGCTGACACTCACATAATATGGGTAGGTTGGTTACACCTACCCATATATATATATATAGAACCTCGTGCAGCCTTGTAAGTTTGATTGTTTTCAGTCACTTACACATAACTCCTAACTTGGTTTATGAAGAAAACACGACTTGTAAGTAAACCGATTACGCCAATGATTACAGTAACTTATTACTTACAAGTGATTTACTTACAAATTTGTAACCTTGTAACTTGTAAGTAAATATTAACCAAAATGTGGTTAATATCGACCAAACTTCATATGCTTTTTTAACCGTTCTTTATGTATCTGCTGCCCCCTTGTAGCGATATCACTTCGGGTAGTTTTTACCTTCACCCTACCCAATCTATCGTATTCTGGCTTGACATCAGGTATCCGCAACGCGGCGACTATTTCTCCTCTTGTTGGTACTGGCATCCTTCCCTCCTTGCCTCCACCCGAACAATTTTACTGCTTGACGGGCGATAATGTAAATCGACCACCCACTTGCACTTCATGTCATCTGTATAAAGCCGATTATAATAATCACCATTAGGCATAATCATCAGCTTTTGATCCGACACCACATAGTTATAACGCTCACTGCACTGGCATCCGAGCGCCATATCGGTCAATTTATCGACCTTTTCCTTGATCCGATCCAGCGCAACCTCCTCATCCATGAGCATACGCAACTCTTTCAGACCCCAGAACATTCTATTTGCTTCAGCCATAACAGCCTCCTTTCATGCCTCCCATCTGAACTTCATTTGTTCGTATATCGGCTGGTGTTCCCGTTTTCTGCTGGAACTACCCCACGGATTAGACCGCGTTGACACCTCACCCATTATCTTCCAACCTGCGCCGCGCAAAGAAGAACCCGACTCAGATTGTAACGTATATGTTACCATGCGCTTGCCGCCCATTTGTTGCCAGACTCGCCAGCACCTCCCGTACAAAAACGAACAAGTGTTCTTCGGCGCTGCGTCTAACACGCAAACCCGTAACACTTCAGCCGTGAACCCGTCATCCAGCATACGAGCAACTGGTCTACCGACCATAGCAACCCCGACTAAATCATCGTCATACACTGCGCCAAGCGCAAACCGATACCCGATCTTTACGGGCTTGTTGTGCCTGTGGTGCTGATCAACGAAATTGTTCGCATCCTTGATCGTTATGGGAAACAACTCCAACTTCATCCAATAAACCTGTTAGACTTCTTTAGGTTAACCTCACGGGGAATGATTTGTAAATTCTGGTGAATGTGCAGCCCAGACCCCGTGCGCCCTTTTCGATCATCAAAATGCAACGGAAAGATATGGTCAACATGCCATGTATTCTTACCGTCACGTTTATTTAATCTATAAGCATCACTGTATACTGCATTGATTTTAAAATGATTAGCCCAGATAGGCGTAGCGCGTTCTTCGCGCTTCTTGCCCTCGTATCGCTTTTTTGACACACGGATAGCTTCCCGCCGAACATTATCCAACTCGTACTCATACGCCATGTCATATGAATTTGTTCGGGTTGTCAGCAAGAACAACCGGGCATTTGCATCTGCCTCCGGCTCGTCAGACCTCAGATGGTGCATTAAATCGTAGCACTCCTGCTGAACTCGCAACCTCACCTTAAACACATTCCTGTACAACTGCTTTTGATCTGTGCGTACAAATAGCATCTCGCAACTGATGTCGTGCGTGTTACCGTACAAAGAACTCCCATGCTTATCTGTGTCCTTGACCAACATCTTGTAGAACACATCTGGCTCATCTCGACCGACTTTCGCTGCCTCGACCAAACCACCCACCACTGGAATATATTCATGGTTAATGTACTTGTTGATCTTTGAACCTTGCTTGTGGTGCGTCTTGTAATTGGCGTAATAGTCATCACGCGCAATAACATATTCTTCTGGTAGTTTGTCAACTGCATCCCTGCGTTCAACAAACCACTCAACAATACGCTCATGCCCCTTAATATCTGGGGCGATTGTAATTCCATTTTTAGCTATTTTAGCTATTTTAGCCATTTTTCATGCCCTCTAATAAATGACAGATAACATCCACTGTCCAACCATTGCCAAGCATCTTGTAGCGTTGCGTGTTGCTCACATGCGCTGTGTACCCATCTGGAACTGTCTGCAACCGCTCACACTCCAGCGGCGTTAGCTTACGCCACATCAGCCGCATATCATCGCTGTATGCATCTTCGTAACGACCTTCTGGCAATGGTGACAGCAATGTGTCCTTTTCCACTGTAGATAAGCAACGCGACTTGTCCACCTCATGCACTTCTAGGCACTGCGTGATCGGAACTTCTTTGTCGTTATCCTTACGAACACCATCTTTTATGCGGCGACCAACGATAGACGCTGGGTTTAAAAGAACTTTAGGCTCTAGGTTTCCACCACTAGCCGCACATAAACTTGGTGCCTTACCATCAGGATGGTACACCCTGCGGTTGTAGCCATGACCTTTAAGATCAGCTTCGCCAGCCAGCACCAAACCAGAACAATTCTCATCTGACTCAATGTCGAAAACCAACTGGCGGCGGTGCTTTTCAAAATATGACTTTAAATTGCCACCCTTAAAATAATTAGCGTCCAGACAATGCGCCTTCTCGCGGTCAACAAATCCGTCCTCCAGAATATCTTTAAGAACAATTCTTCGGTTTTCCGGCATCGACTTCACGGGAATATTCGTCCAGTACAGCCGATCCCTGTTCTGCGCTGATACCAGATTGCTGTTAATCCGAACTGGCTTGACCCCAAGATGTTCCGAAATCACATCTTGGAACTCCTGTTTCATGTTTACATTTTCCAACAGGAACCACTTCGGTTTTGACTCTTTCAATACCCGAACAAATTCAAAAAACAATTTGCTACGCGGATCATCAAAGTTGAGCCGTTTGCCAGCCCACGAAAAACCTTGGCACGGACTACCCCCGATTAACAGATCAATCGGCTCACCGTTAAATATCTCAGGCCAGATTACATTGCGGACATCACCGATGTGAACTGTATCTGGGTAATTAGCCTTCGCCACCTTCATAGCGTACTTGTCGATCTCTGATGCCCAATAGTTAGAAACGGCAAAGCCGCACCGCTCAAGAGCGATGCGACCGCAAGACATACCATCAAATAAACTTATGACGTTCATTGTCTCTCTGCCTTAATTACTAAACTCTGGGCTTCCTGCAACTTACTTACAGCCTCGTCAATCAAACGCTGACGACCTAGCGTGTCACAGTCTTTCCAGTAAAGTCCCACAACGGCGTTGGTGGCTTGCGACACCATTGCCTTGACCTCTGCATAATTAGAAGTTTGGCTCATAGACAATGCCCTCCATGAACTTAGCGTTAAGAATTTTAAACCGTGCCTTCAACGCTGTAGCGTCACGGCCTTCCCACTCGGCATCATTAATCTCTGACGCCAACCTCATCATCTGATCCTGTACGGATATCAGACGATCATCTTGTTGATCAACATCAGGTAACATTATCCGCGCTCCTCTACATCAAAGTTGAACAGAGAATTTACAGAATTAGCCCTGTCAATCAGCTTGTGCATATCGCTGACCCACACATACTCAGACCCCTCAAACTGCATCGTCTCGCCAACGCTAGACGCGATCTCCTTTAAATCTTTTACAGCTTGGATCATGTCTGGTGACAAGTGACCAATCATTTTGTCACGCGCTTTTGAAGCCTTTTCGCGTTCTTTTCTATGATGCTCAATAAGCTCTTCGTGCGTCATTTCTTTTGTATTTTTAGACATTTTTACCTCGTTTGTTGTTAAGCATTTATTTGTATATAGCAACTATTGCTATGTTAGTCAATACTTGTTGTTTTAAAAATGTGTGTTTCTTTTATGTCTAGCGTTCCGTGCTTATCCCACTCTGTCATAACGCTCTCACCAAAGGCGTTATCCGGCAGATCTTTATTAGCTTCCTGCCACGCTTTTTTGTTTCTCTCTCTGTCCCTTCTGTCGTGATACTCCAGACTTACTGGTAGTCGATTATCAATGTGAACAAACTTTCTGCTCATGCTTTTATTTCTCCACTGCACATGCTAATTTAACATTATAATTTCACAAAATGATAGGGCGTGATAACCGCCTTGTAAATAAAAAATTAGGGCAATACCATGAAAAGAAAAGAGATACTTGACACAGCCAAGAGCTATGTCACGAAAGACCGGGCGTCCCAGCACGGGAACATGGAGAACAATTTCAAGACCATTGCCATGTACTGGTCAGTACATCTTGGCACCCCGGTCACTGCGGCTGACGTTGCTGTTATGATGGCGCTGCTTAAAATTGCTCGTATTCGGTCAAACGAAAGCCACGCCGACAACTGGATTGACGGCTGTGGCTATCTTGCTTGCGGTGGTGAGCTTACAACTGATTAGTTTTTATGATTGAAGCACTGCCATGTAGCACCATGATCACTGCTGTACCATGCCTGCTGCGACCCACAATGCGAACAAATGTGCGTAACGTGCCGGGGTTTTGGAGAGCTGGGCTGCGACTCTTGCTTCTTCGCCAGCTCCTCCAGTATCTTTTTCTTGAATGGAGTCGCGTACTCCCCGAACAAATCTCCGATATCAGACATTATCCCGACCTGTAACTGGTTCATATTCACCCCGTGACATCAGACCCCGAACATCACCCAACCAGATCTTGCCACCTGTTGCAGTCAACTGGAACTTATCAATACGACCTGCCCGTTGCAGATCCCGAACATAATTTTCCAGCACAGACTTGCTCAAACCCTGCAATACTTCTGGTGAATCAGCGTCCTCTACACGCTTGGACACAGCATTGTTGCCACTCATATGCGTGAGCGCGATACCCTGATTTTCGCACTGTACAATCCACTCATACATAGCATCCAATTTGATCTCACGAGCAGAGCCGGAGTCCAGCGCCTGAATTTGTTCGGTTCTATCAATCAACAGTCCCGTCATTGGATCGCGTACAAAATGCCGAACATTTCTACTGGCAGGCCCGTTTGACTTCACAACAGCACCGTCAAAGCAAGTGTTCCGCTGGTACGGAACCCCGAGCCGTTCACACGTTTTCTGACCCCGAGCAGTATCGACCTGCCACAATGCAAAGGCCGACCGCACACCATCGACAAGCGCACTTGTACCCCGAATAAGATTACGAGCTTGCTCTGGTGTTTTAATTACCGCGTCATCCTTAACCTTGGTCATATGGTGACACATCAACACCGATGCGCCTGTCTCTGTAGCAATCTTAGCCAGCAGACCAGTGAGCGCAGCACCCGCCGCCGGATCAGCATTTACATCAGCATGTACAAAAGATGCCAACGGATCGAATACAATTAACTTCAGATCACTTAGCTGTAAGATTTGTTCGTAAATTTTTTCAAACTCTTGGCTTGTGCTAAATTCACCATTTACTTCCGATAAGATAGGAAACACACCCCCGACATTTGGCAGTGGTACAATCTTCAGATCATATGCGTAATTCATACGTTCCATCATAGGATCAAGCCTGTCGATCCTGCGGTGCATCTCAGCCTCATCATCTTCCGCTGTAAAGATAACTACGTTACCGAACTCACGAACCAGCCCACCAAAAGCATTTGTCATAGGTCTGCCCGAGGCAATCTTCATTCCCATGTCCAGCGTCATCATACCCTTACCAGCATCACCTGCTGCGGAGAAAATAATCGGCACACCCAACGGAAACGTGCCATCAATCAGGAACTTCTGGATTGGTGCGTCACCCTCAAACCTTGCGGCAGAAAATGTATCATCAAGCAGATTAATAGCGACCTTGGTAGCTTTCGCCTTGGTGCTTACAAACTCTTCAATGTCAAATCCTTCGGAGATTGCATCAGAAGCATCCCAACCGTCAGGCTTGCCCATTGGCGGTGTCAGCATAGTGGCAGACCTTACGCCTGCGGCTAACGCCAAGTCCTGAATCAGATCAGCCAGCTTCTTGCCTGCTTGGTCATTGTCAGGCCACAAGATCAACTCTTTGCCCTGCAATGGAGAGAAATCATATTGTGAGGCTGTTCGCTTTGTTAGCGCACCTGCACCACCAATTGTACATGTTGCGGTATAGCCTGCGGCGTTCAGCGCATCAGCGCATTTTTCGCCCTCGACCCAAATCACACGGCGTGATGCCAATACATTTGGGATATTGTACAAAGGCCGTACATCAGGAAACTTGGAGTATGGTGAGCCTTCGATAAATGGCCTGAACTCTTTCTTTGGCTTGCCATTTGTATTCAGCAATGGATTGCCAGCCGCGTCTTTTACATTGTAGCGGCGCACCGACACCAACACTTCACCATCCGCATTAGTGTATACATACTCAGCATCATATGGTGAGTTTGCATTGAACTGTTGCTTGAACGGATTTTCGACTGGCCCGTTATCGTGAACAACTTGTGGCGCTGTATGATCCAGATATGTGCTGAACATATCTTTGATCTCACCGAGCTTCATGCCACGCGCTTCCATCAGGATCTTAACAATACCCCCAATCCCGACACCGCCATTAAAATCCTGCCCCTTCATAAAATGTGGGGAATGCGGATCAATGTTTATTTTTAACGACTGACCGGGATCACCTAATAAAGACCCAAGATAGAATGTATTGCCATGAACCCGACCAGCAGGAAACGTATCCCGCAAGATACGAATTTGTTCGCTTTTCGGAACTCGGCGAGAAATTTCTTCTACTAAATTATTCGCTGAAATACCAGATGTAGTATTGCCAAACCTAACCACACTCATTATATTGTACCTCGTTAAGCATTGTTTTACCTCGTGGGAGGCAGGTTATTTCCGAACACCTGTCTCCCATTTTTTTATTCAGACCAGCAAGTATCCCGAAAATCACAAAACTTGCAACCATAGTAATCATTATTCTGCGCCACACGCGGCAACATCTCGTTTGCACGGGTAGCTTTAATAATATTTACAGCCTTGTCACTGGTAGCTTGTGCAAGCTCTGCATTAAACGGAATAAGCTCAATATATATTTCGCTTGTGTTCTTGTTCAACACTGTAAAGCAACACGGATGCTCTGACAGATTCATGTATGCTTGATACAAAGCGACCTGCGCTGCGTACACTGGGTTAGCGATCTCTACACCTTTACGAACAAATTCATTAAACTTCTTGTCAGATGCAGACTTACATTCCCACAGCATTGGGTACCCAATCGGCAATGGGCCACCAACTATAACGCCGTCAATATGCCCACGCACTTCGCCGTCAGCCGTATCAAACCCAAATTGTTCGCCTTTTAGCTCGGTACGCAAATCAAATCCAGCGTCACGAAACAGTACGATCATCAGATCTTCGATGCTGTGACCAAGAGCAAATGTTCGTAAAGTCTTAGCCGGGAAGCCGCGCCCCTCATCTACTTCTTGTCCCATGTACCTATACTGAAGTTTACGAGAGCATGGATCGCCAAGAGAAGACGCGCCAAGATATCTACGGCGCGGAGTCTTGAACTCTTTGTCTTTTATACCCCGATCAAGCTCTTTAATTATATTTTCAGCATCTTCAGAATGGTATGTCTGCTTCGCTCTCAATGCAGAATCTGCCGCCTCCATGTCGGAAGTAAACTTCTGTAAGGTAGTCATTAGAGTAGACATCTTCTAGCCCTTCTATTGCTTGGATTACTACAGCGATTGCTACGATTTCATCTTCAGACAGATCACAAAGCCGCTTCTCCCAACCGATGTTGGTGAACAGCTTTCCAATAGTTTTTAGTGGAGAGTGATGGTGCCTTCTGCGGTTGCTATGCCCCATGTTTCTTCGTCCCCTTCCATACGGCTAAAGCCTATGATGTACATAATGCTGTCGCCAAAATATATTTCTGCTTCCCCATCCACAAGCATATTATCATAACGCTCTATATAATCAGTAATAGCGTCCATAACACACTCATGTACCTCTTCTCCATCATTAGGATCGTTTACTTGCACAAAACAAGATATGTCAATTTCAGTATCATCAATAAGATTTAGAGTCACTTGCAGGTTGCCTCTGTTCATCGGTCATGTCTTTCTGAATTACGTTATTGACTAAATTATCAATGAACTGTCTGTTCCACACATAATTCAGCATACACGCCGCTTTGTATTTAGTCCATGAGAAGTCGAACGCCCCCACATGAACCCCATGTCTATTTAACTGTGCGCGTTGTTTTTCGCTCACCCGATCATTAAGCCAGCGCTTAGTTTTCTGGGCGCTAGTGCTATCCTCATTTGTTCGTAAAAAATCATCAGCCGCTGCCATAACTTGCCTTGTTGTACCTACACTAACTAGCCTAACACGACCATTATTGCGTTTTACAATCGCAGCAGAAATGTGGCTCGTTTGCGCTACAAGTGTAAATCCATTAAATCCTGTCGCGGCCCAACATGTTCCTGTGCCGAACAAATCAATCCAGCGGAACGGAGAACGCTCCATCAAATCAATTTCAGTCAACTCAAAGTGTTCTAGCGGATCAGCGTTTTGCCCTTCAAACTCATGCCCACAGATAGGGCATTCACGAACACCAAGCGGTACGACTGAATCACATTCAGGACATACCTTTTCTGGCGCTTCACCACCTTTTGTGCCAGTCGCGCCGTCTAAATTAACAAGATCATCAAGTGAGCCGTGCGTAAGTACAGACGTTCCAAAGTCCATGACAATACAATCAGACTTAACAACACCGGGAAATTCTTCTTGATCAATCGTGCGTAAACCACGACCAATCATTTGCACCATTGTGGCCTTGTATGAACAAGGCCGCGTCAAAATGACGCATGACACAGGTGGTGCGTCAAACCCTTCGGTAAGAACGGCAACATTCACAACAACCTGCATGTCACCATGTGCCAGATCGTGCAAAATACTTTCACGCTCATCACTTGGTGTGTCGCCTGTAACAACAGCGGCGTTCACGCCAGCATCAACAAACGCCTCACATACATCTTTTGCATGTACAATCGTGGAGCAGAATACAATCGTCTTTCTATCACCAGCCTTATCCAGCCATTCATCAACCACCTTCTGATTGATAGCGCGGCGGTTCATAATTCGCTCAACAGCTTCCATATCAAAGTCGGCTACAGTCTTGCGAACATTCCGCAACTCATCCTGCACACCCACATCAATCACATATGTTTTAGGCCGTACAAGAAACCCTTCATTGATCAGCGTGGAGATTTCGATCTGATGGCTGCAATTGCTAAAAATGCCGCGCAAGCCCTTCTTGTCGCCACGGTTAGGGGTAGCCGTAAAGCCAACGATCTGAACCCCCTCATTGGCCTTCTTTGCGGCGTTAATGATACGTTGATATGTGTCAGCAATAGTGTGATGCGCTTCATCGACAACGATCATGTCAATGTGCGGCATTTGTGCTAGATTTTTTTCACGAGATAGCGTCTGCACCATTGCGAACACAGCATCGCCTGACCAGTCTTTCTGTGAAGCATTAACAATGCTACTAGACAAGTTGTCATTGACACGGTGAAATTTCGTGGAGTTTTGTGAAACCAACTCATCACGATGCTGCAAAATTAAAATATTGTGATTTTTCTTGTGACGCTTACCAACAAGGGCGGACAGCATAATAGTCTTGCCAGCACCTGTAGGAGCCACAACAAGTGTGTTGCCATGCTTGTCTAAAGCGTCAGAGGCGGCATTGATAGCCGCCTCTTGGTATCTGCGTAAGATCACGATGGATTCCGATACTTATACGCAGAGATTTTTTTGTCGTACTTTTTTGTAATCAAAAAACCAGCCTTACGAAGTTGACTCATTTCGTGAGCAACAGTGCCTTTGGTTTTGCCCAAACGCTTCTGAAGCTGACCTAATGTGTATGGTCTGCCACTTTCCATGATAGCGCGTAACGGATCGCAGTAACGTGGATGGTTAATCGTTTTGCCTTGATGGGCAGAACCAAACAGAGCATTTAAACCCGGCTCAAGTTCCTTGGCTAATTGCGCTCTACTGTAGCCTTTTTCTTTTTCTGGCTCTTGCAAACCAAAGATTGATTTAAAAATTCTTCCCAACATTGTGACCTCCTATTGCGCCCAAGATGGTGTTACAGTAGCCGAAGCATTATGAACTGTCGGTTGTTGTGGTGTCGCGGCAACTTGCGCTTGCGGCATAGCTTGTGCGGATTGAACCGCCGCTGCGTTACCGCCAGCAATAAAGCCTTTAGACTCTGCGGTAAGAACATATTTAATTTTGTTCTTGTCAGCGTATCCATTAGTGCCTTTCTCAACGCCAATAGAGAAGCAAACACTCATGCCATTGAGATCACTAACGCCATTCAAGCTACGAGCCTGTTGCGCTTGCGGAGACTCATCCTTAGATGACAGATTGAATGCGCTATCTACCATGCTTTTCAGCATACGAAGACCAATCTCTTTTGCCACAGGAATGCCACGTTCTGATAGCTTATCGCCATCAACGAAAACATTGTGCCATACCTTACGCTTGTCAAACGGACCGCCAACGATAGTCATTTCAAGCGGCAACCATTTAGCACTGGTAGACTGTGATGATTTAAAATAATTACCAGCGCCAAACTCAGGCAACTCAATGTCACCCCCACTAAGCTTGACGATGCCACGAACAACCGTCCCATCTGGGATCAGTTCCAGCGGAGTGTTGTCGTATTCTGCTGGTGCTACGTTATTTAGGTTAAGCATTTGTTTCTTCTCCTTCTGCAATAACCACTTCACTAGGATTGACAAACGCCATCGGTCTGTCAGCTTGTGCCGTACCCACGGACATCTTTTGTAGAAGTTTTCCGAGATGCGGCTCTTCGATCATATCCAGCCGACCACTACGGTCTTTAGCTGGATAATTCCATTTGTTCAAAGTCTGACAAACAAAGGCGCGGAACTGTTGCCCTTCATCGCTTGTCAAAGTTGTCATGGTAATAACCTCATCAACAATGCCGGGCAGTTCACGACTTGTTTTGCTGCCTTCCATTTGTAGCTTGTACTCGGCTCTACCATAGTCGTCAGTGATCTCATCCAAGATCCCAACAAAGATCACATTCTTGTTGCGAATGTGCTGTAAGTGCGTCAGCCACGCCATCATCTCACGACCTTGCATACCGTACACAGCGCGAGTATCAAGCTTGCCAGTACGGTCAGATCTGTTCTCTGGTTGGTTCTGGCAATGACTAAAGCACAAGCGTCCAGCTACCGTGATACTGTCAACAAAGATAGTATCGTACTTAGATAGAGATTGTTCTGGATCGCCGTAGATCTCACACACATATTGATAGTGCGCCATAGAGTATGGGGCGTCATCATTTAATGCAGGATTGCCGCCGCCCAAGAAACAGGCGAAGTCACGGCACTCTTGCCATGTGCGTGGTCTAATAACATCAACCCTAACACCTTCGATAGCCGCATCACCAGCCTCTAAGTCCATAAACAGGGTTGTGTCAGTATTTAGTGTGCGGACAAGACTGGTCTTACCCACACCCGACTTACCCGCGATCACAATCTTGTGACCGCGTTTTTCGGCAAGCCGTTCTTCTGCTGTAATGATATTAAGCATCATCGACCTCAATGTTTACTGATTTGCCTTGCAGATACACAGTGCGGCACTCAGAGAGTTTCGCCTTAAT